TTAATTTTTCTTATGGTCAATCAAAACAAGAAGTTACCACTCCTTTTAAAGAAAGCATTGTCAATACAAACAGACAAAGAGGAATAGGAGGACAAGGGCAAATTCTAAGAGGTATGTTTGGAAACAACGCTCCTAAAGCTAGTTTCCAGTATTTTGAACCAAATAGGTCTGATCGTATTGTTTCAGGATCTGTAGAAGCCCCTGTTGGACCGGGTATTCTTTCGTTGTCTGGGCGAAGATCACTTAACGAAGAACAACCTGACAACTATAATGCACGGCTAGGTTACAGAATTAATTTTTAAGTTGATTGAGTAAGTACTATTAAGGAACTTCTATATAATGGCTATTAGTGTTTCAGAAGCTATATTACGTAGACAAGGTGGAGGTCCATCTTACGCTGACCTACAGTCTCCTCCTGGTCAGTCTCCTCCTGGTCAGTCTCTTCCTAGTCAAAACTTTAATTTAGGAGTTAGCCCTTTTGATACACTTGGGGAGACTTTTACAAGAGGACTAAATTCAGCGTCAAAGAGTGTAAGTGATTTCTTTACTGTCTCACCTGTTGCCCCCCTTTCAAACACCATTGGAAAGATAGGTGACGTAGCAAGTTTTTTTACTCCTGCGGGGTTTGCTCTTTCTGGAATTGCTGGTTTAGCTGAGTTTAGTGCTTTGAATGAATCTCTTGATGACATCTATGGAGTACCAGAAGATCAACAGCTTGGAATTATGGATGCTTTGTATGCCGCTCTTCCAGGGCCAACGCTACAAGGTCAATATGCAAAAGCTTTAGATGAATACAATCAATCTAGACAAAGCATTCGAGGCTTTAATAATCCGAAAGATGCCTTCAACACTGTTCTTGGTTTTGTAGGTCCTGCGGGTCGTGTTGGAGATCCTACTTTGGGTGATTTTGTAGGTCCTGCGGGTCGTGCTGAAGATTCTAATCCGAATGATTCTGTTGATATTGGAACTGGTGTTGGTGATGACGACAGTGATCTTGGTGGATACGGAGGTTTTTCTGAAACTGATGGCTCTACTATTTAGCAGACCCCCAGTTATCTCCTAGCCCTACATCGATCCTAGAAGGTATCTTCATCTCAGGCACACAGTTCTCCATAATATCTTTTATCTCAACCACCTGTTCATCACTCTCTATAGAAAAGCAAAGCTCATCGTGAACAGTGAGCATGGGCCAATGACCACTTTCCATGCAGTCTTTCATAGCCTTCTTTGTCTGATCCGCTGCAGAAGCTTGGATTAGTCTGTTGAGAGCCTTGTATACAAAAGCTACCTGATACCTTTCAGGGTTCATACTCGCCCATTTACTTTCCCTTTCCTCAACAGGAGTATTTAAAACTTCTATCCACCGCTCCTCCAGCTTATCAATGTGGATCGGCTTCTTGTACTCTCTGGAATAACCCTTGAGTTCTCTCATAGGGAAACGACACCTTCTCCCAAGTAAGGTCTTCACCTCAGATCGGCTAGAGGCTGCATCCATAACAGAAGATGCCAAGGCTCGGATAAACGGAACCTTCTCGTCATACTCGTTGCGTAACAGCTTGGCTTCCTCAAACGGAATGTCTCCCAGTGTCTGGGCTAACTTTCCTATACCCATACCGTACATGATACCCAGGTTGATTGTCTTGGCGTGAGTTCTGCTAACGCCAGCCATGTCAGCAACAATCTGATGGAAGTCCAGATCGTCATTCTGATACTGAGCGGCAATCTCCTTTACCTTCTCGTTATCCTTAGTTGAGGGAGTCAGACAGGCATAGTGCATCATCCATCGAGGCTCCTGTGCGCTATAGTCGAAACTTCCCCAACGACATCCATCTTCTGGTATAAATAGTCCCCTGATAAGAGACTTAATCTCTGGGTGTCTGGAAGGAACTTGTTGCAAGTTAGGATTGCTTGACGAGAACCTCCCAGACACCGTCCCCCCTTCGTCCGATCTAAGCTGATTGAACTGGCAATGAATACGTCCCTTATGTTGGTGACTGAGTATTGTATCAACAAAAGTAGTGTTGGCTTTGTTGTACTCTCTTACTTCTAGTATCTTCCTTGCCACAGGGTGTTCGTGAGTTTTTAGAAAGTGCTTTGTGAAACTAGGTGCGTCAGATTTAAGTGTTCTCTCGTATGGCAACCCAAGGTTGTCAAAGGCCAAGGCAAGGCTCTTTGCGTTCCATGGTTCAATGTGAACCTTAGTTTCTTGGTACAGCTCTTTCAGAATTTTGTTTTCTTTTGAAACAAGATATTTCTTGGTTTGTTCAGCCTTGTCTACATCTACCCGGACACCTCTTCGCTTCATCTCAAACACAAGAGGGAGAAGAGCAAGCTCCATTTCCAAGATGTCAAGGCAACCATCTTCTTCGAGCTTCTTGTGCAGAACATGCCACAACTTCANAGTAAGATCCGCATCTCCTTCTGCGTATAGGGCAACCCTCTCGGCTGGGAGCTTCCACATTTCAGCCTTGGCATTAACGCCATGCTGGTTAGCGGCTCGTCTCAGGTCCTCTTCTTTCTTCCCTTCGCCCAGATACGTCCTACCAATAGCGTTAAGAGAATAGCTGAATCTGTTTTCATCCAGCAAGGGTGCGGCGACCATAGTGTCAAGGATAGCACCTTTTACCTCAATTCCTTCTGATAACAACCAACCCAAATCATATTGAGCGTTGTGAAAAACCACAGACATACCGTGATCAAGCTGGTCTTGGAGCCAGCCGACCACCAAGCCTTTCGCCATGTTCCCACCACCTTCGTGGGCTATCGGCAAATAGGCTTGCCAACCAGAGGCCGCAACAGCAATACCTATAAGCTTGCCGTCATCTCTTGCCCAACCTGGCCCCAAGTCTATTAGACGGGGGTCTTTCGTCTCAACATCTACAGCGATTATCTTTTCACCAGACAAGTCCGGCAGATGATCAGGTGGAGACCAAACCTTTTCGTCAAATAAATCCTCACGCATCTTTCTGAGCCAATGCTGCCCATATAGAAGTATACGCTGAAGCATCTACTCCGTCATCTGGATTCGGAGACCCCACCTCGTCTCTGGATATTTTTAACAGAACCATGCAGAAGGCTACTTCCTGTGCGCTTATAGGAGTATTCAAGTAAGCACTCCATAAGGAAGCCACCCTCTTATGTTGCTGGGTGTAATCTCCATGTTGCTTGGCACGATCTCCACTGACCAATGATGCGGCTTTGTTTAATATTTCTTCTGGTTTCATAACACATAGTTCCTATCAGTCTGGGGGTAAAGTACATGGAGAGATTGCTTGGCTCTTGTAACAGCCACATAGAAAACACGATGCTCCGTTGCAGGTGTCTTGTTATATTCTTTATGAGCCGCATAAGATAAGTCTGGAACAACTATAATATTGTCGGATTCTCCCCCCTTCATTGAGTGTATAGTGCTTACCTTGATACGAGGTTTCTTTACGTTGTCTCCTCGTTTAAGGGCATTGAGAACATAGTTCTTTGTCTCTAAGTCTATCTTGCCTAACGCCCTGTGCCACCTATGGGACTCATCCATTATCAATCCTAAGTCGCTCTTAGCGTACTGCATCGTATACCCTTCTTCCTCATTAAGAAGCAACAGGTTCCTTGACCGTGGACCATTGCCCTTAACAAAACCTTCCCCGACAGTCATGAACGTGTAGATGTTTCTGATCTTAGCTGGCGACATAGGTGCTCCCTTGCACCAACTTTCCCAATCAGTAAGGGCTTCATATGTCTTGAGCGGAATGCTTGGCTGACCGTTTCGACTGTACACCCAGCCTTCCTCTCTAAGTTCATTAGCATAGTACGAGGCTATCCTGTTGGTTCTAGCCATGAGACACCACTCGCCTTCCTGCATCGGAATGTCCCACATGTTCTGATGATACCTGACGCTTCCTTCTTCCTGTTTAGGATGCCAAAGCTTTGGAGCCCTGTTATCTATGCGGTTAACAATGGACTGTGCCTGGTCCCACACTGTTATCGGAACACGATACGACTGATTAAGAACAGTCTTCTTCTCCGTTGCGTTTAGAAAAGCTTTAACGTCTGCACCTTGGAAGTTCATAATTGCCTGATCATCGTCCCCGGTAAATATCTGTAGCCGAGGCTTCTTCCTGAGTACATCGACCATCTTCCATTGAAGGGTGGAGAGATCCTGTGCCTCATCAACAAACAAAGCTTCTATATCAGGACAGACATCAGANGCAATAAAATCCTCAATCATATCGGTAAAGTCTATCTTCTTGTAGGTCTGCTTGTAGTTTTNATAAGCTCNAACAAGGTGCATTAGNTCAGAGAAATCTATCTTGTAGTCTGCTTGCAAGCGATACATCTCCTCAATGGGAATACCTTTGCTTCGAGACAGGTGGTATAGGTTCATGTAGCTATCGCCCTTGGAAGATCCCAAGGTGTCAAAGTCTGTTTCGACATCAAAGTTCTTTGAGCCAAAGATAATCCCCGTTGCATCACCCACGGCCTTCATATCCTTGCCGCCTATAACATCCCCAGTGCTATACCCTCCAGCTTTGTAAGCCATGGAGTGAAGTGTCTGGAAGAAAGGCAGGTCGCCCTCGTCTATGTTCCAATCTTTTCCCACACGATCCCGACTTTCTTTAGCGGCTTTGCGAGTAAACGAAACACAAGCGATGCGATCAGGGTCGATACCTTCATCAATGCAATCACGAACACGGTTAGAGTTAGTCTGCGTCTTCCCAGTTCCTGGAGGTCCCAATATTGTTTCGCTTATCAAAACGGTGGATCCTCTGACTCAAAGGTAACATCTGGAAGATCAACCTCACCCCTGTTCATCTCCGGCACGAACCACACACGAACCGACTTCCATCGATCCCGGTTGTCTTTAAACCTGTATGTCCTGTCGGCCTCAACGCCTTGGTTCATTTCTTTGAGACGCTCAGTTATCTGACCACGAGTGTAATGTGTAAAACCATTTCTCTTTAAAAACTCTTGCAAGGCACTAAGCTTGAAGTATGTCAGTCCTTCCTCGGTCCAAGGCTTACCTGTCAGTATCTCTTCTGGACTGTGTGCAGAAATCCTTGATGTGCAAAAAGCCTCAACCAGTTCTACGAACAGACCCTTCTGAGTTAATTCTTCTGGAACGGAAATCCTTGTTGCATCACTCAACAGAGCATCAACCAGGTCTCTCCAATCAGCTTCCTTCATCCTAGCTGGCATCTTGTACATCTGTTCCATGCAAGCACGTTGGAACTCAACCTGCATCTGTAGTTGCTTAGTGGAAAGCTCTAGCCTCGAACCGTCCACATCGACAAACCAGACAGGAGGCTCTGACTCAACAACTGTCAATCCTCCAACAGGAACATGAGTGTTGTCTCCTATACCAAACTTGCGAGACCGACAAAGAGACTTGTTGCAGTGACCATGGATGGGCTCAGACTTGCAGGTATAGAAGTATTCCTTCTTATCAAGTTGCTCCTGTATAAGGACAACCTCACGGGCTGGTAAGGGTGGGTTGCAGTAATCTTGATTGTGCTTCTCCAGCATCTCCTTCCAATCGTTAGGCGAAGACTGCTTGTAGTAAACACCTACATTGAGTAGCGTCATATTACGCCCACCCTCTGGGGTTCCAAACTCTGTCAATTGCTGAAGGCAAGGTGGGCCGTCAGGAAGTAACCCTTTGTCCGACCCTAGTTTTATTTTAAATAAATCTTTTGCTGATATACGAAACTTTTTAGCTAGAGATAAGAACTGTTTTAATGTGAGACTGTCACCGTCATCTTTCAAAGCGTAACGTGTGGTGTGCTTGGCGTTCTGATATGGAAGGTTAATGAAGTTTCCAACGTCACCTCTATCCGCTCGAACCTCATCCTGTTTAGGAAATATCTCACAGTTTCCCCAACCCAATGCGGAAGAGAACTCTGCAAGTCTGTCACGTACTTCTGAAGCCGCAACCTTTTCTGACAGGAACAAGAAGAGATGAGCTCCTCCCGACTTTGATCGGCAAACGACCAGCGGAAGTTTAAATCTTTTAACCTTAGATAGTAGTGCAATGAGGTCTAGGTTGTAGTCATCAATATCCAGCGCACCAAAAGAACAACGGCTGGTCTCATCAATGGGTATAGACCCAACACCAAGCTTACCGTCCAAGTGGTTCTGAACAAGCTCTAAGGTCAACGGTTCATGGACAATACGATACTTCGCCTGTGTCTTACCGTGCTTGGCACGATCTAATACGGCTGTCTGTCCATGAGCCTTGCCATAGCCTCCAAATAACTGAAGGAATATTTCTGCTACGTTCTCCATAAGAAGTGTGGCCCCCTCGTATGCAGACGAGAGGGCCGCAGTCCCAACCTAGAACGGCACTTCTTCGGAGGACTGATCCTCCAACACCAAATCAGATGGAGCCGCAGCAAGCTGTAACTCCCCCTTTTTAATACTGGTGTGGAGCTCTTTACATTCGTGATAAGTGTCCATGTCCGGGATAGGATCACCCAGTTTAACGGACCATGAATACCAACTACCTTTATCGTTACCGTCTTCTATTGACGTAAGGTTGTAGGTGTTTGCAAAGCTAGGCAACGTAGAGCCATTATGCTTCTGCATAGAAATCAATGTGTTCCATTTACGAGACACTTTTAGTTGTGTCTTTTTCATATCAAGGATTGCACTTTCAATGGAACCATCCTCGTGGACTATTTTGATGTAGTGTTGAGCTGTACGAACCAACTCGTTACCATTAGGCAATACTTCCATGCCTGTATCTTTGTCTCGAACGGCCTGTCTGACATCGTTACTATCAGCAGAAAGTTCTCCCTCAAAGCCACCGCCAGCGGATCTTGGCACAAACTCCAACATCTTCTGCACGAAGTGGACGGGCAGTACCGACACGCCTTCATCAGCAGACCAAACTTTGTTGGTCACCGTATTAAATATATCTCCCTGAGATGCCCCTTCGATGTAAGCTGGGTCACTCTTTTTAAGTTGTGGGCTTAGTGCTTGAATGATACGCAAGAACGGTATCTGCATATCGCTTGTTGTTACATCTTCAAGACCCATTCCAGCGTCAGCTTCAAAAGCCGCCGCTAGATCTGCGGATAGTGCGTTTTCTTTTTTAGGTGCTTTACTCATTTCTAATTTCCTTCAATCTTGGCTACTTGTCCAACGTGTGCGTTAAATATGTCGAGATCAATTTCTTGGTTCGATTCAACTCGTTCACGTATCAATTTTTTTAATGTCATGGGTTCGACCCAAGTCTTTGACGATGTGTCAAAGCCTTTGTCTTCAAGGTCAACCACCAAGGACTTTGCTCGGTTGTCCTCACTAACACCAAACGAAATGCTAACATCATTCTTTATAAAATCACTTGCCCCGATCTCACGAAGATGATCCAGTGCGTTTTGTTTTGCGATAGGGTCTTTAGGCATCGTGCCAGAAACAAAAGATCTTAACGAAACTTTGTTGCCGTCTACTTCAACCTTGTCTATTCCCATCTCTGAAAACTTAGCTGGAATAAATTCGTACAAATACCGATCACGNTTTTTCTTCAGTGNTTTTAATGATTCTTCAGCGGCCTTGACGCTTTGATTTATCTCCGAAACGACACGGATCATTTGTGATAACTCTCCGCCTCCTTTCGTTGTCAAAGCATCAAAGGCTGAACTGTCAGCTTCGATTGCGTCCCATATTTCTTGTTTACTCATCAACGTATCTCCTCGTCAGGGTTTAAGTTCTCAATGCCACCACCGCGCAAGTTCACCTTCACTGGGTAATAGGATCTCTCCATCTTGTCCCACTTCAGAAGATTTACACGGTCATGGTTTGCACTTGCTGCGATTGCGAAAGCGATTCCGATTATGGCCGGGTCTCCCATACACAACAGCCAATCATCATCATTGAACTCACGAAGCTTACGTCTCATAGACGCAACAATTCTTCCTGGGTTCAAATGAACTTGATCAAATGGTGATGCTAATGGAATTAAATCCCCATACTTAATTGCAGACACTATGTCAACACGGGGATTCTCTTGTGTAACGTAAACGGCCATTCTTCTACCTACTACTAAAAAAGTACATCCTCTTCAGGTTAAAAGCTCTAATCACTTTCTACCCCCATAACTACACAGACAAAAAACAATTGTCAATTGGAAAGTTTTAGTCTATTTTCCAAAACCATGGGAATGAAATACGAATATAAAACCAAGCCTTACGAACACCAAGATGATGTGTTACGCAAATCCTGGAGCAAGGTTAATTGGGCTTATCTTATGGAAATGGGTACAGGTAAATCAAAAGTCTGCATCGATAACGCTTCATTGCTTTTCCAACTGGGTAGGATCGATACGTTCATTGTTGTAGCTCCCAAGGGTGTTTATCGCAACTGGGCTAATCTGGAAATACCTATTCATATGCCTGATGATATCGATAGGACTATTGCTATCTGGAAGTCCGGGGCGAATAAATCTGAGCGAAAGCTTTTAGAAGAGCTTCTGGAGCCGTCAGAGGCTCTCAGGGTTCTTGTTATGAATGTTGAGGCACTCTCATCCCCGAAAGGCCGCAAGTACCTCACGGCCCTCTTACAATCTTCCGAAGCTTTGTTGGCGGTAGACGAGTCTACTGCAATCAAATCGCCCAAGGCTGGCAGAACAAAAGCACTTATCAAGATTGGAGACTTGGCAAAGTACAAGCGGATCCTGACAGGTTTTCCTGTTACTCAATCTCCTATGGATCTATGGAGTCAGTGCAGGTTCTTAGACAAAACATTCTTGGGTGAATGCGGAGATAACTTCTTTCAGTTTCAATATCGATACTGCATCATGAAGAAGCAACACGTTGGATCACACAGTTTTAATCGTATCGTAGGGTACAGGAACCTTGAGGCTCTCAGTGTACTTCTCAAAGAGTTCTCAAGTCGCATCACTAAAGATGAATGTCTTGATCTACCTGCCAAGATTTATACTCAACGAAACATTTCTCTCACGGACGATCAGCAAAGGATCTATTCGGAGCTAAAAGAATTTGCCATGGCTCACATAGATGACGATGAGTTCATGACCGCCAACAATGTCATGACCCAGCTTCTCAGAATGCAACAGGTTCTATCAGGACATATAAAGTCTGACAGTGGTGAGTTTGTAGAGGTAAAAGACAATCGTATAAGTGAACTTATGGACTGCCTCGAAGAGGTCGAAGGCAAGGCTATCATCTGGTCGCGCTTTAGGTACGATGTAAAACGTATTACCGAAGCCCTGACCAAAGCTCATGGCCCAGGGTCCACGGTATCTTACTTTGGTGATACGAAAGATGAAGAACGTGTGGATGCCATTGAGCAGTTTCAAAATGGTGACGCACGGTTTTTCATTGGTAACCCGCAAACTGGCGGTTATGGAATTACACTAACGGCAGCTAACACTGTTATCTACTTTGCTAACAGTTTTGACTTGGCTGTTCGTATGCAGTCAGAAGACAGAGCGCATAGAATTGGTCAGACAGGTCATGTAACATATATAGACTTTATATCCGAAGGAACTATTGACGAGAAAATTGTTAAGGCATTGCGTAACAAGATGGATATAGCATCCACTGTTATGGGTGAAGAATTAAAAAACTGGCTTACGTGAAGGGAGAATTGTTATGGAATTATTTACAGCTTTGGTTATGTCTTTTGGAGGTTTGTTTATTGCAGACAACAAGGAATTTTTTGATACAGCCGAAGAACAAATTAATCAAGGAGCCGAGTGGCACTATGTCGGAAAATCACCGCTTGATCCTAACTCTAAATCTATTCCGGCTCAAATGTGTACGGACGGTTGTGACGAGCCGTACATTTTATGGAAACTTAAATTACCTAAATAAAGGATAATGATATGCCTGATATTAAACGATACAAAAGTGTTGCTGTTCCGATCCCGTCTTGGGAAAAGCTATTGGTACTAGCACAGGAAAACCAGCGTTCCCCAGCTCAACAGATTTCTTTTCTGGTTGAACTAGCACAAAATGCTAAAACAGATGTTGAGTTAAGATTAGCTTATGGAAAAGGAAAAAGATCTTGAGTAACCTGGATAAATTTTATGACGAGATTTCATTGTTTACTGCGAAAGAACTTTCTTTGGATGCAGAGTCAAAAGCCATTGTTCTTTTTAGAGTAGCAATTCAAACGGGTGTAGCTGAGTTGGGAGTAGAGAAAGTTCTTCACATGATGAATAAACTCATGAAAACGACCATCAGTATTATGGAGGAGGAGGATGATAGTGCTTCTTATGTAGAACTGTTATCTGATTGGGATAAGTCTGAAGTAACAAAACATTGACCGTAATAGATGAACGACCTGAAAGAACATTGGTCTAAAATACTATCAGATATAAGAAAAGAGTCAGGACTTACCCGAACCGAACTTTCTTCTTTATCTGGTGTAGGATCAAGCACCATTGAGAACTACGAGAAGTGTAAGATCATTGAGCCTTCAATCTACAAGGTTGAAAGTCTCTTGGTAGCCATGGGGTATGACTTGGATGCTATTCGTAAAAAGATGAGCCCCGATCCTAGAACAAAACCGTAAGGACTTAGACCACCTCGGATTAACTCTGTATGTGTGGTAGTGAGTAGCGTTTTCCAAACCAACAATATCAACTTCTGTCGATAGTAACGTAAAGGCCATTCTAAACGCTGAGTCCCAAGCTCTCCTGTCGGGTTCCTTCCATTCCTCCTTCTCCGAGAATACTTCAGGTTTTCCATCACACCAGTAACTGAACTGACATTTATG